TGGCGACGCTGGTCGTTCAGAAGCATTGTCTCTATTGGTAATTGATGAGGCTGCTTTCGTTGAGGGCATCGATGAACTATGGGCAGGTCTTTACCCCACCCTATCAACTGGTGGTCGTTGTATCGCCTTGTCCACACCAAATGGTGTTGGTAACTGGTTTCATAAAACCTACACAGAGGCAGAAGAAAATAAGAACGATTTCCATACAATCAAGCTTCCTTGGAATGTACACCCTGAGCGAGACCAAAATTGGTTTGAGAAAGAGACACGAAATATGTCTCGCCGTGAAATTGCTCAAGAACTTGAGTGTAATTTTAATGCTTCTGGTGATACAGTAATCCATGGTGATGATCTAAAATTAATTCTCGAAAGGGCTATAGAGCCAGACCATAAGACTGGATTTGATAGAAACTACTGGATCTGGAAAGAGCCGAACCCTCATAGTGAATATATTTTAGTAGCTGACGTTGCCAGAGGAGATGGCTCTGATTTTAGTGTCGCCCATGTGTTTGATGTTCAGACAATGGAACAAGTAGCAGAATATCAGGGTAAAATTACACCGGATATGTTTGCCCCGTTGCTTTTTTCTATCGCTTCAGAATATAATGACGCACTATTAATTATAGAAAATAACTCACTCGGCATAGGCGTATTGACTCGTTTGCAGGATTTAGCCTATAAAAATTTATATTATAGTGTAAAATCTACTCACGAATATGTTGATGAAGTGTCTGCACAGGCACTTGGAGGCATCGCTGGATTCACTATGTCTATGAAAACACGACCACTTGTTATATCGAAGTTTGAGGAATTCGTGAGAAATAAACTAATTACTATTAATTCTGTGCGTCTTGCGAATGAAATTAAGACATTTGTCTGGCATAACGGAAGACCGCAGGCTATGAGAAGTTATAATGACGATCTTGTGATTGCGGCTTGTATTGGTTGTTGGGTGAGAGGAACTGCGTTAACAGCAAATCAGCGGGAGGCAGATTACAAGAAGGCACTATTGACGAGTATATCCGTTTCCTCTACGAAGCTCAACACAAAGATAGAGGGACAGCATGGCTTTAAGGGCTCACAGAGAACATTTAAAGGCACCGACGGAAAAACTCACGACCTAAATTGGATCATTAAAGGATAAAAATGGCTGAAAATAATAATCAAAACCCACGTAATCAACAATCAGGATTATTCAAAAGACTAACAAGACTGTTCAGTGGTCCTATCGTAGATTACGATCGTCCATCTGTAATTCGTGGTTCACGACGAGATGTAACAAAATATACATTTACTTCCAACACTGGTCGAGAGTTTAAGAAAAAAGAATACCACAACCCATTTAGTGGCTTGACTAATAAAGCTCTGATGGGAAGGAACAAGCAGGTCAGATATACTGATTTTGATCAAATGGAGTATATGCCAGAGATTGCTTCGGCACTAGACATCTATGCTGATGAAATAACGACTTCTACTTCTTTCAATCCTCTAATAAATATTGATTGCCAAAACAGGGAAATAAAAGATATATTACAAACACTTCTATACAATGTATTGAACTCTGAAGCTAACCTCTTTGGTTGGGCTCGTAGTGCTTGTAAATACGGAGATTATTTTCTATACCTAGACATAGACGAAAAACTAGGAGTTACAAATGCTATTCCACTTCCTGTAAGGGAAATGGAACGTATTGAGGGCACTGACCCTACAAACCCAAACTATGTACAATTTTATTGGCAGGGTGCCGAGGGTAATACAGGGGTAACTTTTGAGAACTGGCAAGTTTCTCACTTTCGTGTCTTGGGAAATGATAAGTATGTCCCTTATGGTACTTCAGTCCTAGAACCGTCACGCCGTATATGGCGTCAGCTTACTCTCCTAGAAGATGCGATGATGGCTTATCGTATTGTTCGTTCACCTGAACGCCGAGTTTTCTACATTGATGTAGGTAATATGGCTGCTGAAGATGTAGAACAATATATCGAGCAAGTCAAAACCCAGATGAAACGCAACCAGATTGTTGATGAAGACACTGGTCGAGTTGATTTGCGATACAATGCCATGAGCGTAGACGAGGATTTCTATATTCCAATCCGTGGTGCTGCAAGTAACACAAGAATTGAAACTCTTGCCGGCGGTCAATTCACAGGTGATATCGATGATGTAAATTATCTTCGTGATAAACTATTTTCTGCCCTTAAGGTGCCAAAGGCTTATCTGGCTCAATCCGACGCACAAGAAGATAAGACAACCTTGTCTCAAAAGGATATTCGTTTTGCTAGAACTATTCAGCGTCTCCAAAGAGTTATTATTGCGGAACTAGAAAAGATTTGTATTATTCATCTTTATACACTTGGGTATAGGAATAATGATCTCTTGACCTTTAAGCTATCTCTTAACAACCCATCTAAAATTGCTGAACTACAAGAACTTGAGCATATGCGTACCAAGTTCGATGTAGCTGGAACCGCAACTGACGGATACTTCTCGAAGCAGTGGGTCTATAGAAACATCTTCAAGATCTCTGAAGAAGAGATAGACAGAATTCAGGTTGAGCAATTCACAGATGCTCTTCAGGGAGCAGCCATTGAGGAAGCCGGCACCGTCCCCGAAGGAGGTGAGGGTGGTGACCTCGGCGGAGATCTGGGCGGAGACGACTTGGGCGGCGACCTTGGCGGCGATGATCTCGGCGGTGAAGACGAAGCAGCCGACGAAGGACCTCTTCTCGCCGAACCTGATGCTGAACCAGGGCAACGTAGTGATTACATGAGGGTCAAGAGCCCCAAATGGAAACAGGGTGCTCGCCGCCGCAGCATGAACGGTGCTTATAACAGAGAACAGGTCGGCTCATCCAACCGAGCAATAAATAAAGGGCACAGTTCAACTCGGGCTGGACTATTTACAGGGTACGGAGAAATGAGCGGACTAGCTAATGGAATCCATAGTGAAGCACAGCAGACTGAAGAAGAGTTATTGTTTGAGACTCAATTTGATATCAAACGTTTAATCGAACAATTGGAAAACAAAGATGAAGGTCAAGCATAATAAAAAAAGAAATACCGCATTTCTCTATGAGGCTTTGGTGCGAGAGTTAACAAAGTCTGTAGTTAGTAACAATAGTGCTCGCTCAAAGATAGTAAAGACTATCCTAAAGGAGCACTTCCGTAGTGGAAAAGTATTATTCAGCGAACTAGGATGCTTCACAGCTTTGACCGATAGGTCTAGCCTAGATCGATACACCGCAGAGAAAATGATATTTCGTGCAAAGAGTGAATATGACGACCTCGACCCGCAGGAAATTTTTAAAGAGCAATCTGCTGTAATTAAAAAAGTCAACACCGAGTTGGGCAAAGAAGTGTTTAACAACTTTGTTCCTGATTATAAGTCTTATGCAACATTAGCTCAAATCTTTGGTACAAAAATGCCTGTTAAAAATCGTGTTATTATGGAACAAAAGATTATTGAAACTCTAACTTCTTCAGAAGAAGAGCAAGAAGAGATGCAGCCAATAGATGATCTAGTAGTTAAATCCTTCACGGAACGGTTTAACGAGGAATATACAGAACTACTTCCAGAACAAAAAGAGCTTCTTAATCGATTCATCATTTCCTTCAACGAAAGCGAAGCCGATTTTAAGCTTTATGCAGGGAAAGAATTAAAAAGAATACAAGAAGGTGTCCAAGCATCTTTAGAACTTCCTGACGTAAAAGAAGACGAAGAGATGGTCGAAAATACAAAAAAGGTTTTAGATGAAATCTCTAAATTTAATGTAGCAAACTTGGGCGAGCAGCAGATCTTAAAGATTCTAAAGCTCCAAAAACTAGCCAGAGAATACGAAACCGATGCCAATAACAATTAAGATAGGCGATTCCGCAAAAGAAGAAAAGAAGCCAATTCAAGCTTCGATAAATTTGCAGGTCAAGAAGACACTTGATGGGAATCTTATTATCAATGACCACAAATATCTTGATATTATTATTAGCCCCACTGAAGGCAAAGTGGTAACGATGCCCAAACCAAATGTTGAGAAAGATGTATATGATTATCAAAAAGATTTAATGTACGATCTTTACAAAGGTGGTGTTACTGCTGCTGCCGCACCTCGTGGGGGTGCCGTTTTTGGCATGGTTGAGACAACTTACCCCACCGAGGGTGATGTAGATACTTTACAGGCTGTCCTTTACAGGATCAGTGAATATTTAAAGCATGTTGCTGACGCAGAACAGGTTGCCGAAGAATATGATGAGAATATAGAAGACCGCTTTACGGATCCAGACGCAAAAGATTCTACGGCATATGGCGAAGTCTTACCTTATGAGGATACTCCAGAAGGCAGTGCAAGTGCTGCTGACCCAACCTATACATTTGCGGGATACGGCTACTACTACTAATGTCCCTCATATATTTTATTCTGTGTTCTTACGGAATAACCCAAATATTAGCTTTTGCTAAAGTATTTGATTTTATACGCCCCAAACACCACTTTTTTAGCTGTCCAATGTGCATTGGCTTCTGGGTTGGTGTTTTCTTAATGATACTTAATCCCTACACCGAACTATTTACATTTAAAGTAAGTTTGGTGAATGCTTTGCTATTAGGATCGCTTTCATCGGCTACATCATACGCTCTATGTATGCTAATATCAGATGGAGGGATCCAACTTGAATACCGAACGAAAGGGAACTTGGACACAGAAGTGGATGCTAAGACCCGTAACCAATTGTTGCAGGGGTAGCAGTATCGTGCGGGTAGCGCCCGCACTCAAAGGAGACAAAAATGAATAAATATGTACTAAAAGAATTTATGAACCTCGATTATAGTGACGATCTTCTCAATGAGGAAGAGCGTGCAGGCAATCGTGATGGAACTCACCTAATTTTGGCTGGTAAGATCCAGATGTGTAACGAGCAGAACGGTAATGGACGGGTCTACCCCCAGGGAGTCCTTGAGAGAGAGATAAAGAACTATGGAAAACTTGTTAAGGAACGCCGCTCACTTGGTGAACTAGACCATCCAGATGAATCAGTCATCAATTTGAAGAACGCTAGTCACCTCATCACAGATGTATGGTGGGAAGGCAACAGTGTAATGGGTAAGTTAAAGATTTTAGACACCCCCGCAGGTCAAATTGCTAAACAATTGGTTGGCGGCGGCGTACAGTTAGGTATTTCAAGCCGAGGTCTTGGCTCTACTCATCAACAGGGCAGCGTCACCATGGTAGGTGACGACTTTCAGCTATTATGTTTTGATCTAGTATCAGAACCAAGCACAACTGGTGCTTTTTTGGTAGCAGAAAATAAAATTAGAACACATTTGACTAAAGCTGATAGAATCAACAGAGCGTTAAA